AGGCCTTCTTGTGCTTTCTACATGGGTATATACAGTCATCAGTGGACACCCTAGTGAAGAGGTTAATAACTTTGCTTCAGCGGTAGGATTCTACCTCTTTGGTGAACGTAGCCTATTCTACATTAAAAAGAAATGAAACTAAGCGAACACTTTACATTAGAAGAACTAACCCACTCAGAGATAGCTGAACGTACGGGATTAGATAATACTCCTAATAACGAAGCTAAAGCTAACCTAGTTAGATTATCACGGATGTTAGAAGACGTTCGAAGAACTTTAGGTAGACCAGTTATGGTTAACTCTGCTTATAGATCACCAGCAGTTAATACTGCAGTAGGAAGTAAACCTACAAGCCAGCACTGTAATGGTTGTGCTGCTGATATTAAAGTACCAGGACTAACACCTGATAACATTGTTAAAGAGATTCTTAAAACAAACCTTGAGTTTGATCAATTGATTCGAGAGTTTGATTCATGGGTACATATATCCATACCTAACAAGTTTGCAGACAAACCACGCAAACAAGTACTAATTATAGACAAAGCTGGCACTAGACCATATTGATTTTATGAAACTTATAACAGTTGAAACGTGTAAAGCAGTTTACAGAATGTTAAGTGAATTGCCACCTTTCAATAAGTATGAGTTACCCAGACCTTCCGAGATAGAGTTTCTAGTTGTAGATGATCCTGAAATGTACGGATCGTATTCACCTGAACCACACTGCATTACAATGAGTACATGTAAGATGAGTTATCTACAAACTCTAGAGAAAACAATGGCACATGAAATGGTGCATCTTATTTTATACCTTGAAGGTAAAAGATATGAGCTTCATAACAAAAACTTCTATAAACTAACATATCAAATAGCCGAGATTTACGGCTGGGAACCTAAGGACCTATAATGGAACATTTAACAGATGCTACTAAACACGTAATAGATACAGCATCAATAGCTACAGCAGTAGGAACTATGATGCAATTACTACCTGCTATTGCAGCTTTGTTTACGATAGTATGGACTAGCATCCGTATCTATGAAACAAAGACAGTACAAAAACTATTAGGTAAACATAAAGGATAAGTATGGCTACTTCTGGTACAACAACATTTAGCGTAACCCGTAATGACATTATTCAGTCATCTTTACGTTTATTAGGTGTGCTTGAAGAAGGGGCTCAACCAACAGCACCTGCTATTGAGAATGCAAGTATGGTTCTTAACATGATGCTTAAAGATTGGATGACAGATGGTATTAAACTATGGACAGTTACTGAGTTAACTATTCCTTTAAAGTCTAATCAAACAACTTATACTATTGGACCTTCTAGTACTTATGATTTAAATACTAATAAACCTTTAAGACTTATTCAATCTTTCTTAAGAAAGATATCTAATACTACTAATCAAGTGGCAGATATAACTTTACTTTCAGGTGGATCAGGTTATACAGTACAAGCTACAAACCCTGTAGCCTCTACTGGTGGATCTGGTACTGGTGCTACATTTAATTTAACTTATACTGGTGGTGTTGTTACTAAAGCTCTTCTTGCTAATGATGGTGGTAATGACTATGCAGTAGGTGATGTTTTAACAATGTCTGGTGGTACGTTTACAACTCCAGCAACTATTACTGTTGACTCTCTTTTAAATACTTATATTGATTTACCTATGTCTATTCTTTCACAACAAGAATATAACATCTTAGGTTCTAAGTTTAACACAGGTACAGTAAACTCTGTGTACTACTGGCCTTATCCAACATATGGAGAACTTAAAGTATTCTTAACTCCTAATGCAAGTACATCAAGTACTTATGAATTACATATTACTGTTCAACGTCCTATTGAAGATATTACTACAGCTAATCAAACATTTGACTTTCCATCAGAGTGGTTTCAATCATTGCGTTGGGGTCTAGCTTCAGAGATTGCAGTTGACTATGGTCTACCCTTAGAAAAACTAAGTGGTGTTATCTCTAGAGCAGAGTCATACAAACAAAGGTTAATGGCTTGGGATACTGAGTACGCTTCTACATTCTTCCAACCAGATATTAGATCACAAGTATTAAGGTTTAGATAATGCAAACTTTACGTTTACCTATGAGTTATGGGGTAGAGTTTCGTAATGATACCACAGCTAAAGGTTCTAAGATGGTTAACTGTTATGCAGATGACTATAATGGAACTATCTATGCTAAGAAAAGACCAGGATATACATCTTCTGCAGTAAGTTTTACAGCAGGAACTGGACAAGGTCTTTATACATATGCTAGTAAAATTTATGGTGTTACTAATAACACTCTTTATAGTACTAATTTAAGTACTGTTTCTACTGTAGGAAGTTTAACAGGAACTACTACTCCTTGTTCGTTTACTAATACCATTAATAATGGTTATATGTTCTTTCAAAAAGGAGACTATGGTTATACTTATGATGGAACAACCTTAGCTAGAGTTAGATCAGATAGCGTAGCATTTGTTACAATTACAGCAGGTGGTACTACATATGTTACACCTACTGTTACGTTTGGACCTGCCTGGGCAGCTACAACACCATATATTGTAAATCAACAAGTTTCTTATGGTACTAATCTTTATACAGTAACTGTTGCAGGAACTACAGCAAGTACTCCTCCTACTTTTACTAGTGGTTCTCAAGCTGATGGCACTGCTACATTAACATATGCAGGAACTCCTGCTACAGCAACAGCTACACAAACTGGTGGTATTGTTACAGCAATTACTATTACAAATGCAGGAACAGGTTATATTAACCCTCCTACAATAACAATATCAGCATCACCATCAGGTATTCAAGCTACTGCTACTTGTTTACTTAATGGGTTTCCATCAGGTAGTATTGTACCAGGGACTGCTTATTTTAATACTTATGTGTATGTAATGACAGACGATGGTAAGATTTGGAATAGTGAACCAAATGATCCTACTAAATGGGATGCTTTAAACTTTATTACAGCAGAAGCTGAACCTGATAAAGGTGTTGCTTTAGCTAAACACTTTAACTATTTAATAGCCTTTGGACAATGGTCTACAGAGTTTTTCTATGATGCAGGTAATGCAGTAGGATCTCCATTGTTACCTAATCAAACATTTCGTATTGAGTTTGGATGTGCTAATGGTAATTCTGTTGTAGAGTTGCAACAAACAGTTGTATGGGTAGCTGTAGGGCGTAATACTGGTAGATCAGTTCTTATGCTTGATGGTACAAGACCAGTACAAATTTCAGATGTTTCTATTGAAAGAATATTAGATCAATCCTCTTTAGTTAATGTTAGGGCTTACTCATTAAAAATAGCAGGACATTATTTTTATGTTCTTAATTTATTAGATGATAACTTAACACTTGTTTGTGATATTAAATCTAAACAATGGTGCATTTGGACTTCTTATGTAAATAATCAAGAGACTATTTTAAATGGTACATTCTTTACATCATATAATAATGAAGGTTATGCTCTTGACAATTCTAATGGAAAGCTGTATAATATAAGTGAGAATACTTATACTGATGAAACAGGACCTATTCAATATAGAATTAGAACACCTTTAATAGATGCTGAAGCTACTACACGTAAATTTATAGGTAGACTTGAGGTAGTAGGTGATAAGATAGGAGCTACACTTCGCATAAGACATACAGATGATGACTATCAAAATTGGTCTCAATATCGTAATGTTGATCTAAGTGCAACTAGAAGTGTTTTATATCAAAACGGTAACTTTAGACGAAGAGCTTATGAATTTTTCTGCACAGACAACCAGCCAATTAGATTGCAAGCTTGTGAAATGGACCTTGACGCAGGAACAAACTAAAGCTATTGAAAAAGCTTGGGATAGTTATAAAGACTATTGGGAATCTACTAAAGAAGAATTCTTAAAACAATTTACAGGGTTTATCATTTACCCTATTAAAACTATAAATGGTGTTATAGGTTGTGTTGCAGTAAGAGATAATGAAATTCACATATTTGCTACAGATAAATTTAATCTTAGAAAATATGTTAAAGCTATTTTAGTTCCGTTGTTAAACGAACATAAAGAAGTTATTTCTACTGTTCATTCTAATAATCTAAATGCTTTAAAGTTTGTAACTAGATTGGGATTTAAACCATACAATCAAATTAATAATAAAATAAATATAAGGATTACACAAGATGGGCTTTGTTGCTGATATTGTTGGAGGTGTAGCCGATGCAGTTGGTTCTGTAGTCGGTGGCGTTGTTGACGCTGTAGGAAGTGTAGCCGATGCTTTGGGACCTATAGGAACTATAGCTGCTGCTTACTTTGGTATGCCTTACCTTGCTCCTTCTGGGTTTGCTGCACTTTCAGCGCCTAGTATATTAGGAGGAGGAATGACAGGGGCAGGTATGTTAACCTCTGGCACTTTAGCTAGTGGTATTGGAGGCTCATTACTATCTACTGCAGGAGGTTTAGGAGTATCTAGTGCCTTTAGTGGAGCTAATTCTTTTATTAATGGTCTTGGTGGTTTTACTTCATCTGTACCTAATGCAAGTTCTTCTTTTGGTAGTATTGCAAACTCACTTAGTAATTTAGGTAATACAATTACAACAGGTGAATCTGGTGGTATTCCTACTAGTAATGGTGGTATTGGTGGTCTTAGTAAATATACTAATCTTATTAAAAGTGGTATGAGTATTTATGATGCCTTTAATAATACAAGTACAGGACAAACACCTCAAGCAGCTCAAGCTAATGCAGATCCTTATGCTAAATATAGAGAGGATGCTGCTACTCAATTAAATCAATTAATGAACGATCCTAGTAGGGTTTATGGTATGCCAGGTTATAACTTTGCTCAAGAAGAACAAGCTAAAGCTATTCAAAGACAAGCATCCGCTTCAGGTCAATCTATTTCAGGTAATACATTAGCATCATTACAAAAACAAAGTGCTAACGTAGCACAAGACTGGTTTAATAATTATGTAAATCAATTGTCTGCACAATCAGGAGCAAATCAAGCCCCAGCTGTAGGTCAAGCTGCTTATGCAAATGCAGCTAACATGCAATCATTAGCAGCAAAGAATAAAAAAGACCAACAATTAGAAGCAATTCTTGGTTTAGGTGGTGCTCTTGGTGGATTTTTTGGATAAAGGATAAATTATGGCAGGCATTCCAATGTATTATGGTACTTCCACTTTTGGTGGAATAGAAGCTAAGATGGCTAGGGACAGAATGGATGTTCTTAAAACTCAAGAAAAAGCTATTGAAGTTGACGAACTTGTTAAAGCTAAAGAACTTATTAAACAAGAAGCTACTAAAAAACTAGCAGAAGCTAAAGCTGCTAGAGTATCTCCTACAGCTATTCCTGAAACTTCTCAAGGAATGTCTGGTTATAATCAACCTGCAACTCCTACTCAAGCTATACCTGCTACAGTAAGTCCAGCACAAAAGGCTCCTATGCTTGCGTATGAGACTACCATGAGTCCTAATGGTGAGGTTACCCCTATGCCTTCATTTATGAAAGGTTCTGCTACAGAAGCTCGTGTTAAAGAACCTATGATGGATGAGACTCAACCAGTAGAAGCTCAACCTACACAAGAGAAGACTGCTGTAGAGGGTTATAGACAACCTCAACAAGAAGCTGTTTTACAACAACAAGTACAACAAGAAGTTCCTCAATCTCCTGTTAGTAGAGTTCAAAAAGCTAACTTAGATTATAAAGAAGCTTATAATCAAGTAGAAGCTGCATATAAAACAGCTGATCTATTTAAACAAAATGGTCTTCTTCTTCAATATCAAAAACAACTTAAGGTTGCTGAAGACTTAGAAACTACAAAAACAATGGCTCAAGAAAGACGTATTAAGTCTACTAAAGATTTAATGGATCTTACAGGAGGTATTGCACAATCCTATGTAGAGTTTGCTAAAACTACAGATGATCCTGTTGCATTAAACCGTGCCTGGAATACTGCTCTTATGATGATGGAAGCTAAAGGTATTCCTACTGGTAATTTAGGTCAAATTACAGATCCTAATCAACGTTTACAAATGGCTCAACAATATGCTACAGCATCTATAGAAGCAAGTGCTAAACTTAAACTTGAAGCAGAGCTATTAAAAGAACAAGGTAGAAACGATAGATCTAAAGCTGAATTAAGACTACGTGAAGACCTTGGTGAAAAACGTTTAAGACAATCAGCTCGTTCTCAAGAAGCAATTCAATTACGATTTGATAAAAGCATGGACTTAAGAGAACGTAACTTTGCTATGGGTAGAGCTACTAAAATTATATCTCAAGCTAAAGAAGATCGTAGACAAATTAATTCAGAAATAGATGATCTTAACTTTAGAGTTACTGAGTTAAAAGGTGGCAGAATCTA